ACTGGCTTCCAGTCCAGGTTTAAATAGCTTAAGTCACCGTTTATCGATAACTCGTTTTTATACTTTTCAATTGACTGCTCACCTCTAGAGTACAGTCTCAACTGGTGAAACTTATTGTATACCCCTTGGTACTTCGAAGTAGAACCGGTGAACCATTCGGACTCAATAGCTTTAGCTACTTTGAGACCGTATGCATGGGACATCTTTTCTAGGTCACTAACCGCTTGTGACGGAAAGCTTGTTACAACAGACTCTGCCATATTACGCTTTTAATATTCTTGATGTAGTTCCAGTATTATTGTATCTTGATATAGTGATGTTGAGTGGCTCTTTCTTAACATCAGGGTTTGGCGCATATCTTTGTCTATTGCAAGCCATCATGGCTAAGCCGGAGCTAATAGACGCGTCATGCTTGGTTCTATTGTTTATATTGAACTTGGCCCAGTCGTTCAGGGTTTCATTAAAATACATTGTACCGTAACCTTCATCGAGCTGCCCAACGTGATCGTTGATGTACATCTCAATAGCTGCGGCATGGGCTTGTTTTATATCCTCGCTAGAGTTAGGAATACCACCAACTTCCTTCTCGGCTGTTGACAATTTATTCCAAGCCTTGTCTGGCCTATTCATACTAAAACCCCTGTACCCTCTTCGGCGCAGGTAGTACAAAAGCCTTGGCTTGTTATTCTCCGCAAGTATCGGCATACCATAAAATACAAGTGCCATGAGAACATCCTCAAAGAATATCTCAGCGGTCTGTGGTCTAGCTATATATTCTAAAAAGAAAGTGTTTGCAGGCGCATCCTCCATAGAGAACTTAGTCAAGCCATGCAAAGCTCCTTTCGAACCTTTCTTATCTACTGTACCTGAGATATCGTACGAGTCACAACCAAAAGCTCCGACGTGTTCGTTACCAGGGTACTTTATACCATTTTTGACCACAACGCGGTTTTGCATGGACGCGTTAGGCACCCAGCTTACTTTGAACCTGCCATTAGGGTCAGGGTTGAACCTAACCTTAGTGTCTTTAATACCGTTCTCCCACTGGAAGTTACCGGTGGTAATGACAGCAGAGTTCTCGTTACCTTCGTTATAGTCTATCTGCTCGTAAATCTTTACAAGATTAAACAAGCTGTTTTTAGTCTCATCCCTAAAGGCGTGTTCCTCAGTACGAGGAAACTGCCTGTAAAATTCGTTCAAAGCGTCTTGGTCGTCTTTTAAACCTTCAGCTTCGTTCAACCAGTGGTCTACGACTCCATACTCGATCTCATCACCGTGCGGTCCTCGTACTTCACCCTCTGGGTTGTTGAAGACAGGGTGCCCATACTCATCAATGAAACCTTCGTAGTTCCACTCCATGGGTATGAACAAAGCGTAAAGCCCAGACTTTGTCTGACCGTTCTTGTTACGCTTATTTACGTCAGAATCATAATACATATCCTTGAAGTTCTGACCTCCCTTATCTAACGCGTTTGAAGTAGAACCCATCATACACTTACCGATAATCCTACTACCAAGACGCAAACAAGTCTTAGTCACCCGCCAGTTATTTTTGATGTTATCAGGCTTCTCCCACTTGCCACTCTCATCGTGGACTAGCAGCGCTAGCTTTTCACCATCATAACTGTTGTCACCAGTGTTCTTCCAGTCGATCGTAGTGTCGAGTCCCTGCATATCGTCAGCCTCATCGTGTTGACCCATCTTTCTACGGGTAAACTTCTTTGCTGGCACACGATAAGCAAGCTCTGACTTCGGACGGTCCATACCATCTTGTATCGGCTTGAAAAAGAACGGGTAATTCAAACTTATTGGTACTACCTTATCCGTGAACATCTTCTTTGCGTCACCACCGGATTTAGACAGTATACCAAATCTAGAATCACTTGCAAGAGTAGCTAAATTAACGGTTTCAGCCGAGCTCATGAACGAGAAGCCCGATCGTCTATTCTTGAGATAACACATGCCGTAGCATCTTTTATCTGCTTTGCAAGCTTCCCAGAATATAAAGAAGAGCCTGTTCGCTTCACGGAAGTCAGGAGCACCGACATCGATCTTGCTCCACTGGAGATACATATAGTAAGACCCAGGTACCCAAGTGGCAACACCGTTGTTGCTAAACCAAAACCCTTCTTCTCTACGTCTAAATTCTTCATCAATATATGCGTAGTGTTGTTCTTTAAACTCTTCAGGATATTCGTTCCAATCGAATACCGTCTTAATATTTTTAAAGTCTGGGTTTTCTGGAAACTGCTCCCACTTCTGTTCTGACTTCTTCTTACTACGGGTATAAACGGTTTTAGGCGCTAGAGGCAAAGCTATCTTCAAGCCCTGTATCTCTAGCACCTCACCAATCTGTCCAGTCTTAGATACTACGACTACATCATTTTCTTTGTTGTAACCGTAATCCCAACTCTTGCTCTTATTTAAGCGGTGTATGGTATTCGATCTTATAGGCTGGACAACCTTATATAAGCTCTGTTCGTACATTACTTAGATCTACCCTCAGCGAAGCCTTTAAACTTAGGCTTCTCTGTAGGTGGTTTTTCTTTCTCTTCAAGGATGGCTTCCTCTTCTTGGATGCGGTTAAGTATTTCAAACGCATCGAAGATAGCGAGCTTTTTAGTCGCCGCAGCGTTCTTAAGCCTATCAGCTGAAATGTCGTCGTCAGAATCAACGATAGCTTCTTTAGCTACCTTGATTAACTCCTCGACGGCTTTATGCCCAGCTTGGATTATACGCTTTTTCGTCTCCTTGATATTCATATTCAATATTAATAGATTTGTCCATCACGCGGTACATACGCACTCCATCAACAACGAACTCGAACTCGTCATTGGGAGAAAAACCTACAAGCTTGCCAACCATGAGCGGAATGCCAGAGTATCTGACTATACCAACTAAAGGTTTTTCAGCGTCTAAAGAAAACCTATCATCGTTCTCTATAGGCTGCACAAAGCAGTATCCAGGCATAGGGTTCCAGTCTTCGCCTTTGTTTCTGTATAAGAACAACTGGTCTTGCTCAACAAGGTACTTATCTTCGTTAGCCCAGGCTCTAGAGTTTCGCTCCCTACCTTTAACGTCGTACCAACGCCTAAACACTTGGTGGTGAACTAGCACCTCCTGCCCCTTACGTATTGGAGTAGCTACGCCTATGGGGACCTGAACAACCTCACCTACTCTGTTTATGTATTCGTGGTTTGATATCTCGGTGTTTATAATAAGGTCCTTGTCACCATCGACTTGGACCTTATTATTGTACCTATCCCCAACGGGACTAACTATATAGCTAAATAACCCTCTCATCAGTACTCTAAATTGTACTCAACTGATATAGCCATGTTTTTATTAAAGTCTTTCCATGGAAGCACCATATCTTCTTTACTGATGTATATAGAGTACTTGTCTTCTTCCTCTATAATATCACAAATAGTATGCCCGCCATAGACACTTTGACCGACTGAGTAATGCATTGAGTCGGTCTTGTAGTCCTTGCCTATTGTGATCTTCCTGATTATTCCATTAGTCATCAGCTCGGTTGATCGTGCCATCCTGCAAGTTCACGTCAAAAGAACCATACGTTTCTTGAAGTACGTCCTGCATATCAGCTACACCATCTTGTTCAGCCGCGAGCCTGTGTAGAAGCTGGTGCTTTCTTGTTTCAACCTTACCGATCTCAAACTGGAGTGAGTTGATGTTGTTAACCAACTCTTGAAGTTTTGCCAAGTGTTCGTCAGAAACCTTCTCAGCGTTTTTATTTAAGTCAATTGATTCAGACATAGTAAATATAATTAATTGTTTTTCTTTGTTGATCCACCGAAGAAAAAGTCTACGATGGTGTTTACCTTAGCGCTCATAGCACCAAATACTGTTGAGATAAAACCTATCTCATAATCGCTCAGGTCAATAGAGTTTTGAACGAAGTATTGGAACATGACGTACGTGAGAGCAAAGTAAGCTACTGTAAATAGCGTCGCGAGAATCTTCTGAATAATAGCGTCGTCTTGGTAAAGATTTCTAGCGCTGATTCGATCCTCGACTTCCTTTTCGAAAGCTTCTTTTTCGGCGTCGAGTAATACTTTCTTAATTGATAACTTAGCTTCTTCACGTTCTTTATCCGTTGTGATAACGGTGTCGAGGATTTGGTCGGCATTCTCTAATACTTTACCGAACAGGGTTCCGACTAAACCTTTAACCATTGCAGCAACCGCCTTTTTTGCGCATCCTGTTCTCGACGCGTTGCAGTCTGCTAGACGAGAGAGAAGACCGGAACTTCATACCTTTGTCCATCTGCTGTTCCATCTTGTTCTCCAACTTGTAAGCCTTAGCGGCCAACTTCTTTGCTTTGTTATTTCTTGGGAATGGCATAGTGTTATCGTTTTGGATCTTTGATCATATCATCGATCGCTTTGTTCATTACCTTGTCTGTGTAGGACTCGTTCTTGTAGAACACATTGGACTCGGTCATAGGTATATCCTCTTCACCTAGTAAAATGCGGTAGATCCTACTTATTAGAAGATTACACTTAAAGGATGTTTTGTAAATAGAGTACATGATCGTGGTTCGGTTACGATGTCTCCACACATCTATCCAGCCATCCTTGCGCAGCCTCTCCCACCTCTGTTTATCCCAAGAGTATGCATACACGCCATTGATAAAATCGTCGCGTGTAAAGCGCTCTAGAGAGCTGAGATATATTAGCAGCTCTAGGTCAGCGTCCTTAAGGTCGTTCTGTTTGCAAGCCCATTTGCGAACGAGCCTGTAGTATTTGAACAGCTGAGCCTCCTTAATGTCGTCAACAGTCATCGACCATCGCGATATCTCTTATTCGAATAACTCTATATAGATCGCCGTTATAAGTAATGCTGTGACCAGCGTGACGATCGTACCAGATAGTATCACCATCCTTTACGTGTTCAAATCCTTCTGATATAGATACAACCTCTCCATTTACGTAGCGGCCTTCTGTATCTGTGTGGTCAGTGATAAGCAAGCCCCCAACTTTCTTGGGGGCCTGCTTCACGGCTTTAATTAATACGTGATCATTGATCGCTTTCATCGACTCTAATATTTGAGATTACGCAGTCTGCAGACATGATCGTCAATGCTACACTTACAGCGTTCTTCAGCGCAGTCTTAGTAACTAGCACTGGGTCTACAATACCGTCTGTAACCATGTCGACCTCCTTACCTGTCACTACGTTCACCCCGATCCCACGGGTATCGGGTAAACCATCTAAACTCCTACCCGCATTGCTCATGATGGTATTGAACGGAGCTCTCATAGCTGAGCATAAAATCTCCATACCTGCATTGCGCACAGTAAGCTCTTTTGAAGCGTTAAGCAAAGCCACACCACCACCAGGCACGATGCCTTCCTTAAGTGCAGCTTTAGTAGCGTATATCGCATCTTCAACTCTATCCTTCTTTTCTTTTAAAGCAACCTTGGAGCCAGCACCAACGCGAACAACCCCAACGCTACCAGAAAGAGTAGCCAGTCGCTGCTCGAGTTTTGTCTTAATGAATCCATTTTGTTCGTTTGCAATTTTACCGTTGAGCTCATCGATCCTGTCTTCAAGCTCGGGCGTCATGTCCTCAAGCGTCAACACCGTGGTCTTATCGTCAGTTACTGCTGATATTGCTCTACCTAAGTGGTCGACGGACATGAGGTCGAGGTCGTCACCGAGCTCTTCGTTAAGTACAGTAGCACCTGTCAGTATAGCGAGATCTTCCATAGCATCTGCCTTCGTTGGTCCAAAACCTGGAGGATCGATGATGTTAACCTTGATATTACCCTTAACCTTGTTCATAAGCAAAGCACTTTTTACCTGCTGGGACACTGGGGCCACGATAAGCAGTGACTTGTTTCCCTTAATAACAAACTCAAGAATACTCTGTATCTTGCGGATGTTAGGTATCTCAGACGAGCAGCAAAGCACGTATGGATGTTCCAGCTCAGCTAAGTGCTTTTCAGTGTTAGTAACAAAGTGTGGGGATGTGAGGCCGCAGTCAATCTGCGCGCCATCTACGATGTCTACGTATGTATCTTCTGTCTCACTAGTTTCCATGAGAACGACACCGTGTTTACCTACTCTTTCGTAGGCTTCTGCTATAATAGCCCCAAGCTCTTCATCATTATTGCAGCTGATTGCGGAAACCGCTTTTAACATGTCTCCATCAACTTTGACGGCAATAGCTTCAAGATAGTCGATTACTTCGGACAAGGCATTGTTCACCCCGTCCTTAACATCGCGGATGCTTACGCCTCCGTTGATAGCTTCAGAAATTTCCTTGATGAGAGCTTCAGCCAACACCGTGGCCGTGGTTGTTCCGTCTCCTGCTTCTTTTACTGTTCGTTGAGCCGCCTCCTTAATCAAGGTCGCGCCCATATTTTCAACCGGGTCAAACAAGACTACGCTCTCTGCAACGGTTACACCATCTTTTGTAATGACCGGTTTGCCTCGCCCATCCTCGTATATAACGCACTTACCTGAAGCGCCGAGGGTTGATTTAACGGCTTTAGCAAGCTTGGTAACTCCGGCAACGATACGCGTCTGGGCATCATCGCCGAAGTCCAAGTTTTTAACCAATAAGCTTGGTAAATTGTATTCCATCTGTGGTATTATAATAAATTAAATTAAATTGCTTGCAGTTACTTCCTGCGTTTAACTTCAGCGCGTATTTCCTTCTTGCGCTTCCGTTGGTATTTGTTATATTCTTTAACTTCAGCCCTAGTACCACCGTTGTCCTTTAACGACCTACGCTCCTTACGTATGTCCTTGTTTATCTCACGAGTGGTTCTGTCGCCGTAGCGTTTTGGGCCTTTTTGTTTAAACGGCATTTTAGAAAGTCTTTACAACCTTCGGGCCTTTCACGTAGTCAAGCTTTTTGCTGAAGTGCTCGATGCTGCCGTCGATAGCCGCTTCAGCACCTTCAATAGTTTCACGACGTGTTATATCGTGCCAGTGGTCGGCGTGTGCTCTAGAAACCACTTCTGTTTGATAGTAGCCGTTAGGCAATTGTGTTATACGCCAGTTCTTCTTGTCGGCCAAGTGTTCCCACTCAGCGATCTTATCTTCAGTAACCTTCGGTTCCGTTGAGGATGTACTGGTTTTGTAGTAGTAATAGGTCATAGGTTATAAATTAAGTGTTATAGCCCACGGGCGGTTTACCCGTGAGCCATAATAAATATCACTTAGTAGGTAATGGTTTTTACTCCCTTGATGAAGTTGTTGAGGTACTCGCCTCTAACGTCGTCAGCCAACACAACATAAGCCAAGCGAGGCACGGTTGTGAAGTTTGCAATAGATTCAATGATCTCAGCATGCTTGTTCTGCTCGATGTTCAAGACAACTTCTGAGTCTGAAGCACCGTACTTCTCAACGATGAGCTTGAGCTCCTGGTCAGCGGTGGACTGCATTGACTTGATGTTTCTGACTGGGAACGCAATACGCTTCTCGTCAATACCTCCGGCAAGGTCCACGTCGCTTTCTGCACCGCTAAACGTAAACTCGTCAGCTCCTTCGATAAGAGCTAAAGTAACATTAGCAGCGACGCCCTGCGCGTCAGCCACGATATCATCAGCGCTACAGCCAACAGCTGGAACTCTGATTGTCAATGTGTTGTCTGCGAAGGTGAGAAGCAACGGCTCGGCTTCAATACCGTTTGGCACATCAGCGGCAACGCCTTGTGTGAACGTCACGGAGATATCGTTTCCAATAGCTCCTGTCTGCACCGATGTGACAGTAATAGCATCAGCAGCTGCGTTTACGTTGAGACCTTGAAGCGTACCAGATGCTGCGACTTCGCCCACATCGTTGCGTACGTATAAAATTTTTTCCATTTTTGTTTTTGTTTGTTTGATTAGTGGTTACTCACCACACTTTTTACTGGGGTTATTTACTTGTACCCAGTTTTCTTTTTGGAACCAGTCGCGCAATGTGGCGCCTTTTTTCCTAGCTCCCTTGACATTGCTCTTAGAAGAGCGGACTCGCTTGCCAGATTTAGCAGCTGAACGCTTAGCACGCACGACTTTGTCGCGTTCTGACTTAGACATGCTGCGAACTTTTGCTGCTGGCAGGCAAACTTTCTTTGTTCCGCCTCCTTTGGCCTTACTTCTTGCCTTTTTTGCCATATCCTCTGGCTTTTGGAGCAGCTTTACGCTTGCTTCCCTTCTTTGATTTGCACTTTGCTGGCATAATCGTAGTTTTATTTGTTATACTTAGCTTGAATAGCGCGCTTTTCGGCGGCTAATTTTTGATACATATCTTCAGAGAGCCCAGTCCTGCGCATATATGCGTTGATTTCCTTCAGTCTCCCTTTGTCTTTATCGGACATGCCGATGTTTCTGTTAGATCCGGTGCCTTTACCGGCGTCATAACCCTTACCTTTGTAAGCCATTACTTCTTCTTCTTAGATTTTTTACCCATTTTCCCAGGCCCACCGGCTCTGGTACAGCGTACTCCCCACCCAGAAGCGTAGGCCGAGGGCCACACCTTAAACTTTCGCTTAGCCGCCGCCTTGCAAGAAGCGGATATCTTAGTTCTTTTCACTCCAGTCTGGGTTTTGTCTATACCATTCCGCCCTGTATTCGTCGCGTCTCTTCTTCAACTTCTTGTAAGCTCTCTTACGCTGACGTCCCTTGGACCCTTTACTCATCTTCGCTCTTTCAGCATCGGTAGCAGAGTGCATGTCCTCGTTTAAGAACTCGATGCGGTCCTCTACGTCGTTGATCTTTTCAGGAAGATAGTCTCCTTTGTAGCGAGACTCCTTAATAACTTTATGTTCAGCTCTCATACGGCGAGGATTCTTCTTAAGCTTCTTACCTCTATCTCCGTCGTGGGCTTCAAATTCTTTTCGTGTGTATGCCATAGTAGTATAGTTACCAGAGTATAGCGATTCTTAAAAGTGTGACAATAGGGTATTACTAAGGATAGGATCTATAGGGCTAATGTCACATTTTCCCCGCATTGCAAATATAGAACTAGGGTGTACCACCCCTACCTCGCTCACTACCAACCAAATACAAAATCGATATTTTCACACTAGCCCCCCTTTTTATATTTCAACTTTCCACTTTTTCACAACGTCGCTACGAAGCGCATTGGATATTAATTACGTAACAACAACAAAACAACACAACATGAACTACTACAACGACATCTACAAGTTTTACGAAAACATCGGCAAGCTCACCAACATTGCACACAACTGCGGCAACGTCGAAGCTGCTACCGAACTTCGCAAAGTTCAAATGCAAGTTCGCGAATTGATCAACGCTCGCCACGACGGCAAGTTTGCTACCGACGGCAATGGCATCGATGGTTGGTTGCACTTGTGAGTTTCACAATGTCGATACGATTCGCTCAAGATATTAATAACGTAACAACAAAGAACATGAAAAACATTCTCAACGAAATCAAAATCGCACTTATCGGAGGAATTTGCTTCACATCACTTGTCACTTCAATTATTGTATTACAAAAAGTAATTGATGCACTTTGAGAAGTTGCGGAACAATACAAACACAAAAATAACAACTAAACAAACTCACTACTTTTACAAACTCAACACGAAGTTCAAAAGATACTAATTACGTAACAAAACTAAAACAAATAACTATGTCAAACATTACTACAATCAACTCAAAGCGTTTCGTCGTTCGTCAGTCACTCATCGGCAAAGGTGTCAACATCAATGTCGTCTTCAAAAACGGTCGTCAAGTAACTTACTCACACGACAAAGCGTTCGAAGTTATGAAGTCAACACTCGAATCAATGAACTGCTGGGCAAAGTACAAGTCGTACACTGCAAGCAACAACATTCCAAAAGTGTTGCGCGAAACTGACGCGGTGATTGAAAACATCGCTCCAGTGAAAGTCGAAGATGAAACTCAAGACTGAAACTCGGAAACTCAAAAACTCAAGGCGACCTTAGGGTGGGTATCACGAAGGGTTAACTACGGTTAATGGAAGGTTCGATTCCTTTCTCGTCTCTAACTAAACTAGAAACTATGAATAAGTATCAAGCAACGAACTCACTGTTCAACTCGAAACCGAGAGCTGAAAGACGAGAGATTCAAGTGATTCACTACGGAACTAAACCTTTCTATGTCAACGTAATCACTGACACATTCGAAAACGGTTACTACGAAAGTGGTGAACTACTCAGAGAGAAGTGTTATGATCGAGTGGCAGAACTCAAGGAACTTCCAAAGTTCGCCGACTACCAAGTGCGTTATATCACAAGATAAAAACGAACTCAAAAAGATATTAATAATATGAAAAAACTAATTATCTTTGCAGCTCTTGCTGGAGCATGTATGACAACTCAAGCTCAAACATGCGGTGCGAAAACTAAGTCAAACACCGAGTGCAAAGCTCGCGTGAAAGTCATGGGAATGAAGTGTCACCAGCACGACCCAAATTATGTAAAGAAACCAGAGACACCGAGCGTGGTGTGCAAAGGAACTAAGAAAGATGGTAACAAATGTTCGCTGCGAACTAAGCACTCAAGCGGATACTGTCACCACCACAGAGAACAAGTAAACAACTAAAACCAAAAACTATGAACTACATTTCTAAAGAACAAGAAACTGAAATCACTGCAACAGCAACTCAAGTCGTCGAATCAGTGATGGGTAAAGGACTCACAACTCTCCGCTTTGTCAGAGCGTCAGGTCCAGAAGGTCGGTGGAGCTACCCAACTTACCGCACTTACGGTCCAAACCGAACTCGCGAAGTCGCTGACGCATTGGCGGCAGCAGGATTCAAAGCAAACATGGAGTGCTTTGTTGACGAAGACGGTGACGATGATTACGGTCGACCACTTATCCGTCACGTCTACTCAGTAGAACTTCCAGAAGTAATCTGCGAACCTCGCTAAGTTACAATATCGATACGACAACTCGAAGATAATAAGTATATGAAATGCAAATGCAACAACGAAATACCACAGGGTCGAGTAAATCTCGGGTACAAAGTTTGTATCAACTGTTCCACTGTCGAGAGATACGCTTGCGCTCCAATAACGTACCACAAGACTGGCAACACTATTCAAATAGTTTCACAAAGTCAAGCTGCTGCGTTAGCTAAAGCAGGTAGACGTAAAGGTTATGGCACATGTCTGAGGTAGTAATTGCAATACTAGCTAAAGATAAAGCGTACTGTCTGGACTTCTATCTAAAGTGTATATCAAACCAAACGTTTGACAAGTCGAAAACTCACTTGTACATTCGAACAAACGACAACAGAGATAATACTGAAGATATACTAGACAGGTTTGTTGAAGACAACTCAAGCAAGTATGCTTCGGTTTACTACGACAAAAGCTCTGTATCAAAAGAACTAAAGCAGTTCGGCGAGCACGAATGGAACTCGAAAAGGTTTGACGTTCTCGCTAAGATCAGGCAAGACTCTATTGACTACGCAATAAGTAAGAAAGCTCACTATTTTGTAGTCGACTGCGACAACTTTATAACTAAAACAACGTTGAGCGATTTATGTGCCAACAAAGAGTTCAAAGTTATCGCACCATTGCTCAGGCTCTCTAAAAGTAGAGGTTATGCCAACTATCATAATGAAGTCACCGAAAACGGTTACTTCAAGAGTAACGACAACTACCAAGGTATTCTTGAATCAAAGAATCCAGGTATCATAGAAGTTGACTTAGTGCACTGCACTTACTTCATCGAAAAGTCGGTTCTTGACAGTAACATGTACAGCGACGACACAGGTAGATACGAGTACGTCATATTCAGTGACAAACTCAGGCAACGAGCTGTTAGTCAATACATTGACAACACAAAGTTCTTTGGATTCTTGTTTCTAAATGACCAAATGCCAATACCTTTTGAGCAATTTGTTTCAGAAAATTGGCAAAACGAGTATTACAATATGCAATAGTAATACGGTCGAGTGGTGGAATTGGTAGACACGACAGACTTAAACTCTGTTGAGCTGAACAGCTCGTGCGGGTTCGACTCCCGCCTCGACTACCACACAAACAAGTTCTTTGACATAATGGTAAACTTCGCTGATGCCGTCGCTGCGAAAAACAAATTACGACGAGCCAATGGGGACGTAGCTCAATTGGTTAGAGCATCAAGCTTATATCTTGAAGGTCGCAGGTTCAATTCCTGCCGTCCCTACCATATATCTAACTCAGCTATGTGCGATAGCGTAATGACACCAAAAAGCACGACGCGGGTGATCACCGTAATGAAGTCACGGGTTAGATATTTTTGCACCAGTAGCTCAGTTGGATAGAGCATCTGCCTTCTAAGCAGACGGTCGCAGGTTCGAATCCTGCCTGGTGTACTAACATAAAATAGAAAACATGGATATTTGTTTAAATATGATAGTAAAGGACGAGGCGCCTATTATCGAAGAGTGTCTTCGGCATGTGTGCGACAAGTTCAATATCAAAGAGTGGGTTATATGCGACACAGGTAGCTCCGACGGAACTCAAGACATTATACGTAATTTCTTCGAGGCTGAAGGTATACAAGGAGAGCTACATGAGGACGAGTGGAAAGACTTTGGTCACAATAGGTCTCTCGCTATTAAAAGAGCACTTGGAAAGCAGCAATACATCCTTACCTGGGATGCAGATGATCGACTCGTAGGTGACATTAGCTTGCCAACAAACTTGTGCGTAGATGCTTACAAGCTTAAGTTCGGTAGCAGTTGGGGCGTTTCTTACGACAGGCCATTGCTCGTAAACACACACCTTGACTGGACTTGGGTTGGCGTCCTTCACGAGTTCATCACTCGATCTAAACCAGGCGTTCACTCAGACACTCTTAGAGTTGAGGGTGAATACTACGTAAAATGCGGGCACTTCGGTAACAGAAGTAAGGTCAACGACAAATACGCTAAAGACGCTGAAGTTTTTGAAAAAGCTATAGCTGCTTTGAACAATGAAGGTGATCCATGGAACATAAGAGCTAGGTATGCTTTCTACTGCGCTAACAGCTATAAAGACGCAAAAAATCACGAGCGTGCAGCAAAATGGTACAAAGAGCGAATTGATCTTGGTGGATGGCGAGAAGAAATTACTGTCTCTTACTACGAATTAGGTCATCAACTCATGCAGCAGGGTAAAGAAAAAGAAGCTATCGCGGCTTGGTTGGAAGGTTATTCTTACGACCCTACAAGAGCTTCCTGTTTGTTTGAAGTTGCAAGCTATTACTTTAACAAAGGCGACAACGTGATGGCTCACATGTACGCTAGGCAAGCTTCTTACATACCTTACCCAGCCAATGATGGCTTATTTGTCAACTCCAGCGTCTACAACTATCAAATCGATTACTTGCTTTCCGTAACTACATGGTGGTTCTGCAACAAATACAAACTACCAACACCTAATATGGATGCTATATTCGATAACTTGATGTCTTGTGGCGCTTACGAAAAAGAACACATTATGAAAAACAAAGCATTTTACAATGGATAAGCAAAAGCAATTCGAAGAGTTATTGAAGGACTTCTACGTTTGGAAATGCTGGAGTAACGACCCAACTTGGAAGCAACGGTTCTTCAAAGACAAAGAGTCAGCACTCAAAGAGATCAAGCGATCATCTATGAGCAAGTAATACAAAACCAATACGAAAGCAAACAGATAATAATAATATGAAAAACGAACCACAAACCATGACTGTTATGGACTACGAGGTTGGCCTCGTGTACCAATACAAAGTCGAATCAGCCATCGAGGTTGATAGCGAGCTTGCTGAAGCTATGATTATCGAGCAAGGTCACGACCTCGAGCAGTGTTACTACATGATTCACAATAACCCAAACTTGCAAACCATTAAACTTACCGTATGATTACTGTTAAAAACTATGACGACGCACTCGATGTCTTCGAAACCTTCGGAGTGCGCGAAGTGACCACTAAGCGTCAGCGCAACAACGGAACTCGAGTGTTCGAACTCCCAATGCGGCGCACTTGGGGTGGAAAAACCTACGCAATTAGGTTCGCTAGTTACGAAACTGGCTATGTTCGCAACGTGTCAGAGCACTTGTTCACAACTTACCAAATGAACCCTCGCTTCAACGTTGAAGAGGTGGTATACAGCCCTAAGCTCGACAAGTACATCAAAAGCACTAGTAACAAGCGAGTTATGATTAAAGACGAAGGTGAGCGCATCATGTTTATCGCTCGGTTTATCTTGCGTAACTATGCAAACCGCTCTAATACATACGAGATTCCTCCACACTCTATGGAGTGGTTGAACAAGCAGGTTGAACTTGCTAACGAGCACTATCACGAAGCAATTGACGACATCACCTTGCACATCAACGGTACTCGTTACAAAATCGCCTAAGTCACAAAACCATTACGAAAGTCATCAGATAATAAGAACATGAAAACAATCAAATTCCGAAACGACCGCAAGGCACTGATCACCGAAAACATCGACGGTGTAGAATACAAGACAGTGTGGCGTCCATACACAGTGTCAGAACTTCCATCAGACTTCGGTACTCTCGATGGCGTCAACGAATGGTTCAGCTACAAAGGTTTTACTTACATCCAACAATAATACTATGACATACCAAGAAGAAAAAAAGATGCTGTCTGAAGCAGCAGAAGACTTGCAAAACCAACTCGAAGGTATTAAGCGCGACATCGACGCTCTCGACGAGAAAAACCCAACTTCCGCTGCAGTAGATCAACTCATTGAAGTTATCGACGATTCTCTCGAAAACATTATCGAAGGCTACAGCTTCGAAACTGGCGAGTTCAACTACGAGCTGCACATGGAGTACGACAATCGGGTAGAGCTCGAGATCACCGACTTCCACAACTACGACGGTCTTGCTCAGTACATCTCAGAAGCATTGATTGACAGACTCCAAAAACTCAAAAAGCAATGAAAACTATTTGGCAACGACTAGACCCACAAATTGTAGATGCCATCAACGCTGACGCAGAAAAGTGGCCGTTCATCACAAGCTACATCAAGCAACAGTGTCAAGACAACTACGACTGGGGTCGCCTTGACGTAGAAGCTGTAGCGCATATCGTAAGCTACTCACACAACTCAATGATTCACTGCAGCATCGGAGACTTCCGCTGGGGCACAAATTTCCTGACCAATGACTAATATTCCAGAATGGTTCGAAGGCGAGGTCTACGCTGAAGGCTCGCTTGTAGAAAACCCTTTCAGCGGTGAGTGCTGCGAGCTTAACAATGTAGAGGTGTCGATCTACGACTTCATCATGGGCGCTAACTTGTTCGCAGAAACTTACGCTGAAGGACCTGTTAGAGACAAGATCTACTCAGATATGCGCAAAGGTCTTGACTGGTTCCGCCGTAACAACCCTGAGGCGTACATGATCCTGCTCGATTAATGGAGTGGCCTGACATCTTATGGTACGACAATGGTCTAACAACCATGGCTTGTACAGTGTTAATATTCATCTTCTACATCGCAGCAGCAGTAGGCGTAAACCAAACTAAAGAATGAACCATATACCATTTACAATTGCAACTACTTGTCTTTCAGTAGGTTCGCTAGCATTGGCTTGGCAGTTCTACCGAGAGTTCAAGCCAAAAGAGCCAACAGTTCGAGTTGTGTTCAAGAAGTATATGTACCACAGAGACAAGAGTAAACTGCTTGATCGGTACATGAGAGGACAAATCACGGCTGAAACGCTTGCAAAGCGATACGACAAAATCTACCAAAAATTCCAAGGTACCTATGACTACATACCAGAAGACTAAAGACAACCCACCTGTCCTGTACATCAAAGGTACTCCACGCGAGGTCAAGATCGACTTGGTAAGCAGCATGTGCGACAACAAGTACCGATGGACTTTTAAGAAGAACGAAGAAGGCGACTATAAGCTCAACACTCACATGATGGCTTACAGTAACTTCCTCATGCAAACTCGCAAAGACGACCTTGAATGGATGGCAGACGACGGCGACTGGCCGGGTGTATTCAACGAGATAAACAAAGGCTCGACACTAGTAACTAACGTAAAATCAAGATAATGGCAACAAGAGCAGTAATAAGATTCGCAGACAGAGAGGAAGGCGTGCCCTTCGATAAAATGCCTAGCAAGCAGTTCGGCGTACAGATCTATAAGCACTATGACGGTTATCCTCAGTACTTGGGTCGAGAGATTGCCGAGTTCCTCAAGGACAGGCAGTATGTAAACGGTTTGACCTCAAGAGTTGTCAAGCAAATGAACGGACCAGGTGATCTTATGGCTCAGCTCACAGCTCACTTGAAAGAAGACTCAGGCGGTGACGTGTATCTCTACCCTTCTGAGAATACTCACGACGACCACGGTCAATCGTACACCTACTACATTTGGGCTTGCGATGATAAGCCAGGTAACTGGATCTCTATATTCGACCGCGACTACTGCGTGTTTGTAGGTACACCTGAAAAATTACAAAACCGATACGAAGAGCTCGAGATATTAAATACATGAACAAAGACGAATTACGTGTACTAGGTCAAATCATTGCTGAAGAACTAATCAAGCAAGCTCTAAAAACATCGGGCGACGACTGGGCTACAGAAGACACGCGTGATCACATCATCGGTGAGTTAGCACGCTGTGTCACACTGCAAAACATCTACCTCGATCGTGAAGAGTACGAAAAATGTGCAGTTATGAAGCTAAAGATTGACCAACTAACAGAGAAACTAGATATTAAAGACGGGTTCAACCCAACAGATTTACCAGAAGATGACGAACAAGAATGACTATTCACAAATGACCAACGCTGAGTTTGTAAACGAGCTCATGGATGGTTACAGCGAACACGGTGCTCTTCAACAGATGGTTATGATCGACGCGATCGAGAAGGGTCTCGAGGCTATACTCGAACATAAAGAAGCTGTCGTTAAAGAGTACAACGAACAAAAAGCCGCAGGCAAGTTCCATTTCATCAACCTTGAAGCATGGATGCAGTGCGCAGAAGCAATACAAAGTAAATTCAGAAATAAATACAACTAATATGCGATACAAGCCAATGCTTGCTTACCCAGTAAACGACAAGCCAATCGACTGGTCTCAACCGACCTACATGCAACCTAAACTCGACGGCGTACGATGCCTGATTCAGTTCGAAAACAACGAGGTTGTAGCGTACTCGCGCACTGGAAAGCCTTGGAAAAACATCGACCACATTCTTTTCAATCTAAAAGCCTTCTTTCATCTCAACCCAACAGTCGTACTTGACGGCGAACTGTACAACCATGAGCTCAAAGAAGACTTCGAAAAGATCATCTCGTGTGTCCGTAAAACCAAACCAACACCAGAACACAGAGCAGAGTCAGAACGCCTCGTGCAGTTCCACTGCTATGACGTCATGCTCTTCGACGAACCAACAAAAGGTAATGTCCTCTTTGACGAACGTCGAGAGTGGATCACTAACAATGTACCGCGCAATAACTACGTAAGACATGTACCTACATTCTCTATGGGCAACCAAGACGCGTCTAAAGCCCAGCATAGCCACTTCCTCGGCATGGGTTACGAAGGATCTATACTCCGCACTAACTCCGTATACGACTGCAAGCGGTCACACAGTCTCAGAAAGTACAAAGACTTCCACGATACCGAAGCAGAGATCGTAGGCTGGGTCGAAGGTAAAGGCAAACGCAAAGGCACAATCGGCAAGTTCATTGCTGTCGACGCCAAAGGTGTAGAGTTCGGTATGCCCGTAATGGACAACTTCGAATACTTACAAGAAAACTTCAAACAAATGCAAGGCTGGGTCGGTAAAACAGCCACGTTCACATACTTCGAGCGTACAAAAGCCGGCAGCTACCGTCATCCACTATTCAAATGTATCAGAGACTATGAGTAATCTTACAACACAATTCAAGCGGTTCCATGAGGGAATTTATATCGACAGCGATGGTAACGAAAGCTGGTGCTACAACTTCTACGACTGGTTCTGCCATGACGATAGCCTGCAAAACAAGGCAAATAAGCTGTTCCCTGCAGCCAAAAAGTTCGCAAAAACCTTAGGATTAGACCACGATGAACACTATGTATTCTTCAAAAACAATTGCCCATTGTTCGCAAACCTCTATGACGACTTTAGGTTCGTTAACAGAAAACAAGACCGAGTCGTGTACACAGTCGTGCCGAGACGCAGAGCTAATGACGGCACGTGTACTGCTGAAGTATGGGGTATTGACAATGAAGGCGAGTTCCGAATGCTGTGGGAAGGCCCAAACCTTACGCAATACTACAAAGAACGTAAGCAAAAGGTTAAGGATCAAGTGATACTATCAAACCTACCTGAATGAGGAAGTTGATTTATAAGCTATATGATAACAAGAAGATCTCTATGAGTACGGCTATGTGCCTGCTGCAAGAGCTCGATAAAATGAAAAGACGATAGGCGTATGAGTTCGGAATTACAACAAGCTATTAATAACTTCAACCGGATACCACACATCGATAATTCTAAAAGAATTATTATTGCGACCTTGAAACCGGCTCAGTGTGACATAAGCCCTAATAATCCTAAAGAATAAGACCCAAATGTCACAGTATGAGCGCAATATGAGGTGGCTTATCAGTGAGAGTATAGTCTGGCGTGTGTACCCTTGGTCAGACAAACCAACTTTAGAGAACAGAAAGTATATGTTCTTTGAAGAGGGTACACATCAGTGCTACGAACTATTCAGATCACCGGCTAAGATCAACACCTTCAAGAGCCTCAAGTGGCATTTACTAGTCTTATGGTGGGCTAACCCGCAGCTAACACAAGGTAAATTTGAAATTTTGGCAAATTATATTGCAGAACATTCAAATGGTTTTTGTACCTTTACGATATCTAAAACGCAGTTGGAGAGGATTATTCATGATGTATGCATGAGCGACCTCGATTATCCTCCTAAGAACAAGGCACGTAAAGTTATATTCAAAGACCACTGTGGACTCAATAAGTCTGAGAAGTTGAAAATCGTCGGTGAGCTTATTGGCAAGACTAAAAAGATCAACCCTGACGACATCTATCAATGCATGCTAGACTTACATGACAACGGTCAAAAGATCACGATACGACGCATCTCTGAGCTCCTAGGATGCACACAACGTACGATCCACAGGAACATGCCGCATGAACTTAAGAAGGAGAAAGAATTACTCAACAATGATTTACAGTGAAAAAATACAATGTGCAAAACTACATAAGATATAAAGAAGATGTAGAAGCAAGCTTAAAAAGAATAGAAGGTAAGTTCTGGAGTGAATATACTCGTGACGAGTTAATCATCAAGTTCATGCCTTTGGTCGAGAGCTTGGCTAAAAAGTTTTCGACCGCCCAACAGGCTTCTGGTGTTATGAGCATCAACGATCTAATACAAGAAGGCCACGTTG